CTGGTGCGGTTGACGCTCAATTCAGATTAGTTCTTTGTAGTGCCACTAATACTGAAGGTAGCTGGAGCTACGATACAAGCACAACAACACAAGTCAGTGCTGTTTCTTCTTTACCTACTGGTGATAATACTCAGGGCGGTACTTCTGGTTTGATTGTCATTAGAGATGAAACTAATGACGGTCAGTATTTTGACGTATCTAGTCACACTGATTTAGGGTTGGCAAGTGCAGTCAGAGCAGTTCTCCAAACTGGCAATAACGCTTATCAATTCTCTGGAGCATTTGAAGGTGCTAGGTATGTGGTTCTTGCTGCTGCCGGTGCTGAAGGATCTGCCTTTGATTTTACAGCAGGCAAGGATATTTATGCTTGGTGGGATATAGGTTCTGCTCAAGACATAACAGAAGGAAATACTTTAACTATTACTAGCCTATCTTTGCAAGGACAATAATAAATATAGTAGGAGCTTTTTATGAAAATACTAAAGAATACAAGTATGCAAGGTCTTAGTGTCCCCTTCGCTACACCTGAAGGTGTTAAGACTATTTTTGTAGGTCCTAAGAGCCAAATAGAAGTTCCTGATAACTGGAAAAGCAAAGTTGCTGAGAACTTAGTCCATCGGAGAATGGCTAAATTAACTTATATCCCCAACCCTCAGCCAAAACCTGAGGCTCCAGTTAAGAAACTTAGAACCAAAAAACCCGTAGAGAGTGATTAATCATGGCTATACCAACCAGTCCATCCGTTGTAGTTCTTGAAAATGATGTTTCGATTTACACGCCGAACATCAATTCAAGCGTTGTAGGCTTAGTCGGCTTTGCTAACAAAGGTCCCCTTAATGAGGCTACTCTTGTTACGAGCCAAGAAAATCTTGTTAGACTTTTTGGTAAGCCTGATACCACCATGCAAGGCCAAGGTCTTGAAGGTGCTCTTGAGATCTTAGAAGCCACAAACCAACTCTACTATGTTAGAGCCATTGATAGCAGCGCAACTACTGCTTACGCTTCTGCTGCTGTGGGTGTTGGTGCTTCTCCTGCTGTAAAGGTCGCTGGATACACCCCATCGACTGATACCTCTTCCATCTACTACTCGATCACCAACAATGCTGGCACGACAACGCTTACGGGTATTGTTAACTTTGCAAGCTCCACCAACTTTAAGACGGCTGCAACCATCATTGAAAATGCTTTCAACCCAGACGTTGTTTCGGATCAAAATGTGTTTGCTTACATTGAGGGCACAGACATCTACCTTGCTTCTAAGTTTGCTGGGTCCGGTGCAACGTTCCGTGCTTCTAGTGTTGGGATGACGTTTGATGAATTAACTGTTTTAGGTGCTGCTGCTGGTTCTACTAATGCTGATAAGACTGCAAGTGGTTACACCGCTTCTAACGTTGATCTTGTTGCTCGCTCTAACTACCCTGGTACTGGTTACAACCTGACCACGCTCAGAGATGGTAGCACGCAGGGGATCTCGGTTGAAATTAACAACATTTCGACTAGAGATCAGGTCGTTATCAATAGCGACGGTGCTCAAGTTGAAGCGTTCAACAATACAGAACTCAGCCCATCGGGTATCACTTCTGTTGAGTTTATTCTTAACGATGATTTAGACAACAACCAATCTGAGTATGTCTACGTTGAGCTTGAGAAGGATGGTGACGCATACGCTGCTCCTAACCAGTTTGGTGCTACTGCTACTGCTGCCGGGTTCGTTGATAATGCTGGTACTGGCACTGCTGCTGGAACTCCTAGATTCTTGAAAGTTATCGAAGGCACTTACGGGCTCGCTAATGGTGAGAGCGGTGCTGCTAATACTAGCTCTATCATCGGTACTGCTGCTGGTAAGACGGGTATGTATGCTTTAGATGATGACGCTCTTAACATCTCTATCGCTGCGGCCCCTGGCATCTACGATGACGCTGTTCAAAATGCTTTAGTCTCGCTGGCTGAAACTTCTAAAAACTTCTTAGCCCTTGTTTCTCCTCCGGTTGCTCTTGGTGAAGTTCAAGATGCGATTCAATGGATGAACGGTCAAGACCCAACGGCTAGAGAGTCTGCTCTTAACTCCTCCTACGCTGCTGTTTACTGGCCATGGGTTCAGGTCTTCAATGCTTTTGCTGGTGCAGAACAATGGTATGATCCGGCTATCTTCGCTGCTCGACAGTGTGTCTTCACAGATGCCGTGTCAGAGCCGTGGTTCGCTCCTGCGGGCTTTAGAAGAGGTCGCCTGACCAAGCCTACCAACACTGAGATCAAGCTCAACCAAGGCGATAGAGACGCTCTCTACTCGAACTCGATCAACCCGATCTCGAATGATCCCACCACAGGTATCACAATCTTCGGTCAAAGAACTACTCAAAGAGCACCAACTGCTCTTGATAGAGTTAACGTTCGCAGACTGATGATCTACATCCGTAAGGTTCTGCTTGAGCTTGGTAAACCTTTCCAGTTCGAGCCGAATGATCAGTTTACCTGGGAGCTTGTTGAGGATTCGATTAACCCGTTCCTTGATGATCTCTTAGCGAGAAGAGCCATCCTTGAAGGTGCTGTCAAGTGTGACTCGACAACGAACACTCCTGCGAGAGTTGATAGAAATGAGCTTTGGTGCTCGGTGACAATCAAGCCTACGAAGGCTGCTGAAACGATTGTCTTCGAGGTCAACCTCACAAGCCAATCGGCAACCATTAACTAATAATAATAATCATGGTAGATAGTTACTTAAAGAACGAATACAGAGCGAATTTTGAGCCGGGTACAACCCTCCCTAAGGTTTCTACAAAGCTCGATGCTGTCAGGTCGTATCAATTTGAAGTGAAGTTCTTTGGAGTTCCACAAGAGTTCATTAATACGCAGCAGGTTCTCACTGCTGCTGCTAAACAGGTCAGTCCTATTGGAGGTGCTGTTGACGATATTGTTGTTGATCGTCTTAACGACAAAATGTACTATCCCGGTAAGTTTACTCCTGAAGCTGTCACAATCACTTTCGATAATCAATTACTGAGTCAGACCACCCCTGCTCTTTGGAACTGGTTCAAGACGATATACGATCCGCTTACTGGTGATATGACTAAGCTTTCTGCGCCGGGTGGTCCTGGTAACAGATCGTTTAAGGCTTCGAAGATGACTGTTCTTGAGCTTGATAACACCAATGAGCCTCACGCCTATATTGAAATGTATGGTGTGTATCCAACAGGTGTTAGATTCTCTGAGAAGAACTACGCTACGAACGATTTCTCCACTATCGAAGTGACCTTCCGCTACGACTTCGTGGACTACGATAAGCTTAACTAGTATCTTACATTCAAATAGGATAGCCTCTGCTCTAAATAAGAGTAGGGGCTATTTGTCTATTATAAGTTATGGACTTTTTCACGGAACTTTTGGAAAGCTTTAGTCGGAAGCACAACCGCAAGCTTAGAGTCTTGGAGATTGCTGGCGCTGCGATGTCACCAGGAGAAGATAACGCTGCATTCGTTAAAGCGAGTCAAGCAGAGTCTCTAGGTAAACAGCAACAGTACGCGACGGCGAAGGACAACCCTATTCAAAGACCAAATGGAAAGCCAATATTTGTTTGGACAACTGGTGCAAAGGCCAAGAAGAATCCAAACACCTTAAAATTCAGTTATGTAGCGGACCCCACAAAAGGGTTAAATGTATATGACAACTATGAGAAATTTGTAAACTCTTTTAGAGAAGACGCCCCCGATCAAGCGGCGGCAGATGCAGAGGAATCGAAGAGAAGGAAGGAAGAGATAGAGGCTGCGGCGGCAGTAATCACTCCGGCTATTGACAAAGCTTTATTAGATATAGGTATTGATGTGGTGAATGATCCTGAGATGGCATCACTATTTAATTCATTATATCAGAAAGCTCAAACATATGGCAAAGGGGCTGAGGGATCAGGAACTGCTGGTGGCCTTGCATCAGCGAGGCGTTCGCAGGCGATTGCTTTTGTGAACTCCATTATGAAAGACTTCCCGGTTGTACAGGCTGAGGGTGACCTTTTTCGTGTGGTCGGAGCAAAGTCATCTAAGGAGAGGTCTATCGCACTTGCAGAGGCATTAAACAGTATTGGGTCTGACACATTTTGTGGTAGGTTTAGAAAGACAGATAATGATCAGATAATTATTGATACAAACTTTGGAGGAAAGTCACAAGGTAACGTGTTTAGCGGCAGTCAGAAAGACATCATCGATAATATGATAAGAAAATCTAACTGCCCAGAGATACCCACTGTAAGTATCATACGAGACTCTGGTGGCAGGATATCATCTGAAAATAATACTAGAGGTACAGCTTTAGAGAAGCCCGCAGAACTCCTTGCTTTAAGCAGAAGACTTAGAAAATTGCAAGGTGTTGAGGGGGTAGATAGGCAAAAAGTAGAGCAGATGATAATTGAGATGGAACGAGATATCAGATCAGACATCTTAAGCCTTAACCGTACGAAAGAGACTTGGTTAGATCTGGCTGAGGATACGGCAATACCCGAGGAGTCGCAAGCGGAATTTGATTATCTACAGAGCGTCTTGCAAGACCAGGGCAGACTTATTATAGCAATGGCTACGGTCGCAAGAGCATCCTCCGACGAACGTAATCCTGACTTTGTGTTCCAAGCGGGTGGAGTTGTAGGTGGTGGTAGGAAGCAAGATTCAGTAGAGATGTGGACAGACTTAAAGGCTGCTAAGGATGCTTTTAAGAAATCCACCGGAATCACTCCTAAACGAGGGGACTTTAGGGTTGTGCGGGCTGAGGATGTTTACAAACAGTTTGGAGAGGAAGAAAAGTTTGAAGAACTTCTGGATGCTGGACTCATTGACAGGGATACTAAAGTTTATGTTACCGAGGTTAGCTACAAGAACTTATTTAGAGCAGCGGACGGATCATCAGGAGGAACTAATCTTGGTGGTGGTCGCGACTCCGACATAGATGCATACATGAATGGTGGGGGAGATAGTGGTGAATTGTTCTCTACCTTTACGGACGCTGCTCAAATGACTGACGATGAGAAATCAGAATTTGATGACATACATCGACAGCAAATGAACATTAGGGAGCAATTAGACTCCCTTGCAAACAATATTGTCACTACAGTTAATGGTGAAGAAGTAACTGTTGATGCGTTATCTAATTTAGTGGACGCCACGTTAACGAATATTAGAACTAACTCTAATTATGATGAAGCAAATAATAATCAGTTTAGAACAAAGTTACTAAGGTTAGTCGATGACTATAAAAATGCTTCGCCGGATGCCAAACCTAATCTGGAAAGGCAGATGAAAAAGGAGTTGTTGGGTCCAATGCTAATGTCTAATCTAAGAAAGAATAAGGATTCAAAGTCGGCACAATTCTATGCATTGGCTCTTATGTATAAGGGTGGTGGCTCTAAAAATAGAAACACACTCCTACAAGTAAATAATCTAAATACAGGAATATCTTACGTATCAACTCAAAACCACCAATTTGAACAGATTGCTAAAAGTATTAGAGAAGGTGGTGATGATGGCTTCAACTTTAACGTTAGGGGTAAAGCTTTCTCCTTCAACAAAAAAGGAGATAAGAATGCTTCTGTTCGGTTAGAGTGGAATAGTGATGATCGTAAGTGGGATTGTTATGAGTCAGAAACAATGACAACTAAGTATGCTCAAACCAATAGAGCTATGTTTAATCCCGAAGGAAGACAAGATGCTAGTGTTGTCTGGGATGCATTAGGCAAGCTGCAAGAAGCCTTAGGCATCATCAAGGAAAAAGTGAGAGTCCTCGACACAAAGTAAATCACACATCTTAAACATAGCTATCTCCAAATCATCAATGTAACCTCTGAACATCCAACCCTTCACTGGTAGATCGGTCTGGTTAGTTATAGCCACAGGTTCCTGACGATTCTGACCAATAATCAGTAAAAACTTTTTAGAAGATTTCTTAGAATCTCGATGTGCTTGGTCTATCATATTTGAAATTGTTGATTTAGGATTTAATAAATCACTTACTTGTTCTCCATCATATCCTTTCTTACATTCAATAACATACTTAAACTTTTCTGGTGTTATTAAATCACCATATAC